GACAGCTACCGGCTGAAAGACAAAATCAAATCCGGCGTGTTCGGAAAAAACAACTGAGGCAGGTGGGTCAAAATTCAGTTGCCGACCGAAACGAAAAGTGGGTCAGTTTTCAACTGCCGTTGACACCACCCAAGCGTATTGGCTTTGTTCTTCTATAAACCCCGGTCCGGCCATGCACGAAGGCCTCGGCCATGCCGCTGCTTTCTGGACTGGGTGTAGGCGTAAAAGGCCTGCAACCCCAGCCAAGAAGGCCGTCGGCTGACTGAGAACTCGTGAGTAAGCGGCGGTGTCTGCCTCTTGCTGGCAATGGTGACGGTTAAAGCCATTGCCAGCAAAAGAAATATTTTTGATAATTTCGGCTTGTAGTACAGAGATTGGCCAGACTGTGGGATTTTGACTACTAAACGTCTCTGTAGTTGAGAATTTTGCACTTTCTAATGCATGCATCAGTGAGATGGTAGTCTCTGCTTAGGGTTTTATTGTCAGAGGCTGTTCGACAATGATTCGTCTTGATGCCTGTAAGAGATCTAAATGCCTGCGCCTGTGTTTGTCCGTCAAAATAAATGCGGTCCCACAGCCATAATCCGATAAGCCGCACTTGGCTGTCCAGCTGTTCATACTTTGAGGTGTATATTGCCGTATGGACTTTTGACAGAGGAATTGTGTTTTGTATTCCTCTAGGTGCTGTTTCTGGATATGTGGTGTAATGCCATGCGTTATAAGCAACAACTTGGTGGTGAATCGTTTGTACATTACGTTCTATAAAAGATTTTGTTGTATTGGGTTTTTCCAGAGACTTACATGGGATAACAACCTGTATCAGTGCTTGATCGCTAAAGAGAAAAGGATTTTTTGTGTCTAGTTGCTTTTTTTTCTTTAGCATGTTTAGGGTTGAAGTTATAGCAATCTTTGTTGCAGAGCTGTCTGAATAGGCGTTTGGCGTAATGTAAAGGTAATAATATCCTTCGCGATGTTTCTCAAAGAATGAATTGCCATTTTTTTCTTTATAGTTGAATGTTATTTCAGTATCTTTTTTTCTTGCATATCTAATGAACTGAATGTTTTGTATCTTTTTAATGCATGAAGAAATTTCTTTCTTGCATTGCAGTACGTCTTCAACTTCACTTGTTAGACTTGCGCTAATGTGTTTAGTTGTGAATGTGTAGCCATATTTGTGAGACACAAAAAGAAAGAAATCTAAAGCTTTTCGTTCCTCTTTGTGGAGATCTGCCATGTTGAAAATATGGTTTTTTTCCATGGGAAGCAATTGAAATTGATACTTACTCTTTTTATTTTTAATGTTGTTGTATTCAATAATTAACTCTCTGAGTACTGCGCTTGCAACTTCCATGTCGATTCCATGCTCAACTAGCATCATTTTTAATGTCATGCTGTATTTGTCGTAACGCCTTTTGAAGGCGTTGCTCTTAGCGATGTCGGAAAGAAAGCATCTTGCAGCATAATGGTAGTCGAAAAATAGTTGCTGCTCGATTTTTTGAACGTCCTCGTCGTTTAGAGCCTGCGGGCCAAGTGTATGACACGCCTCCTTTTTTGCCTTGCGCAGGTAGCTTTTGGTTTCATTTGATTTGTGATCTGTAAGCTCAGACACTCCTGTGTCTTGAAGGTCATCTTTTTGCATAATCTATTCCTTGGTGCTCAGTGCTTTGTAATAGTCGGGAGCAAGGTGTGCATACCGCTCCGTCATGGCAAGTGATGAATGTCCTAACAGCTCTTTGACATTATAAAGCGGAGTTCCATTGGCGACAAGTCGCGATGCAAACGTATGTCGTAACGTATGAAAACATACCCGGTTTCTGGTGTCCGTTACATCCGAATTGAAGAGCTCATCAGCAACACGTCCGAATGTTTTGGAAACTCTTGCCATGGGTTTGCCTTCATAGTCAGGAAAAATTAGATCTCCAGCTCGATCTGGTCTATTTAGTAATAACATGCTGCGTATCGTTTGGTTTATGTATGTGAATCTGTTCCTTCGTGATTTTGGATCGCGGATAAATAGTCTTTCATGTTCAAGGTCAACATCTTCCCAACGCAGGTTGGCGATTTCTCCAAAGCGAAGGCCGCACTCCAGTGACAGGAGAGCTATGTCGTGCGTCTTTTGCGACTTATCCCGTAAGGCCGAAAGGAGTGTGTCTATTTCAGCTGGCTTCAAGTAGCGCTGTCTCTTGTTATCTCTTGCGGGGAGCTTGAGCCTTTTTGCAGGACATGTGCCGTCTGCTATCCCGTAGTTCTGGGCTAGAGTCCACATCTGAGAGAACAGTGCTAAGGCATATTTGATGGTAGCAGGGGCACGCCCTGCTTTCATCATCCGTCTTTTCACTTCTTCCAGATCTTTTGTCGTGGTTGTGGCCAGTGGAATTTGCCCTATGATGGGGCAGAGCCATTTTTCCCATAGTGCTTTTTCGGCGTCGAGGCTGCCTTGCGCTTTATGGCTCTGGCTCGGCCAGTAATATTCATGCCAAAATGAACCTGAGGTTATGAATCTGGCTTTAGCCGCTTGTTGCGCTTGTTTATTTCGTTCCTCTTCCTCACGTAGAGCCCGTCTTTGGCTGGCAAGAGTTGTGGCGCCCTTGCCTGTGCGCTTAGCCTCTTTTAGTTCTGCAAGTCTTATTCTGGCTTTTTCAAGCGTTACTCCTTCAGATGCCCAGCCTAGAGCTTCTTGGTGCATTTTGCCTTCTGACGAGTGACGCAGCACAAAATATCTGTCTGGCTTGACCCCGTGTTTTCGTGTGGGGTGTTCTTTATAGCGGATACCTCGATCAATCTTGATCCAATTTGCTTTTGTCATCACAGCCTCCCAGGCACATATGCCTAAAAAATCTGTGCCAGTTTTGTGCCAGTTTTGCAAGAGAAGCTGAGTGAAGTGTAGGCTGGGATAGTGAAGAGTGACTTGTCTAATACACTTTTTTTTATGGAATATGTTGTTTTCTAGATATCACCTGAGTTCACATGGCCATTGAATGGTAACCCATGGCCCACGCGGAAGAAACGCGCCGTGCGGTGCGTAGCGCCTATATTTATGACCAGCTGCCGTTAGAGCGTGCGGCAGTTGCGGGCGGGGTGCCTGCTTCCACAGCCGCCCGCTGGAAGCGTAAAGCCAAGGCCGAAGGCGACGACTGGGACAAGGCCCGCCTTGCCTGTGCCCTCATGTCCGGCGCTACCGGCGGTGTGGAAAGTGTCACCCGCCAGATGCTTGCCGACTATCTGGTGCAGCACAAAGCATTAATAGATCAATTACGTGATGATACGGACAGTGAGCTAAGCGCCGCACAAAAGGCGGATATACTGGCCAGCCTTGCCGACAGCTTTAACAAAACCGTATCCGCCTGCCGCAAGGTTATGCCTGAAACAAATGAACTGGCCATCGCTTTGGAAGTACTGGCCCTGCTGGGAGAGTTTGTACGCGAACACTTCCCGGAAAGGGGCGAGGCTCTGGTGGCTGTGCTGGAACCGTTCGGGCATGTACTCTCGCAACACTATGGCAGCAAAGGAAATAAGTAGAGGTTGCCATGGGACGCTTGAAGGAAAAGCTGAGCCGTAAAGATTTTCTGCAGGCATTAGCAGATCTGTCTGCCACACTGCGTCAGCAGATAGAGGCGGATTGTCAGGGTTTTGCCGCGGACCCCGAAGCCAGCAGGCAGCGCCGCGAACGCGCCAAAGGCGATTTTGTTTTTTTCAGGCGCACGTATTTTCCTCATTACGTGCGCACTTCTTCTGACGGCGGCGATTCGTTGCTGCACCAGTGGCTGGATACGGAGCTGCCCGCCATTATTGAGGCTGTAACCGGCATCAAACTGGCAGTTGCCGCACCGCGTGGCGAGGCGAAAAGCACCTATGTGGCGCTGTTTTTTGTACTGTGGTGCGTTGTTACCCAGCGTAAGCACTATATTTTGTTGATAGCTGACGCGCTGACGCAGGCCGCCGCCCTGCTGGAAGCTGTCAAGGTTGAGCTGGAAGCGAATCCGCGGCTAGCCATGGACTTTGCAGAGGCCTGCGGGCGCGGCCGTGTGTGGAACGAAGCGACCACAGTAACCGCCGGTAATATCAAACTGCAGGCTCTGGGCGCCGGCAAGCGTATGCGCGGGCTGCGTCATGGCCCGTACCGGCCTGATCTGGCCATTCTGGACGATCTGGAAAACGACGAGAACGTACAGAAACCCGAGCAACGCGACAAGCTGCAGGGCTGGCTGCAGCGTACTGTCTTATCGCTGGGACCAGCCGACGACAGCATGGATGTTATCTATGTGGGTACCATCCTGCACTATGACAGCGTGCTTGCCCGCACCATGAAAAAGCCCATGTGGCGGTCCAAAGCCTTTCGCGCCATCGTCACCTGGCCTGAACGCATGGACTTGTGGGACAAGTGGGAAAACCTGCTGCAGGCGGAAGGTCAGGAGTCCGCCGACCGTTTTTACAACGAGAACACACAGGCCATGCAGCGCGGTGCGGTGGTGTCGTGGCCGGCCATGCGTCCGCTGTACAAGCTGATGCTCAAACGGGCAGAAGACCATAGCGCCTTTGATGCCGAACAGCAGAACGATCCGCTTTCTTCCGACAGCGCCCCTTTTGCCGCCTGTATTGCCTTCTGGGTGGACAGGCGCAGCGACTGGCTGCTGTTCGGCGCGGTGGACCCATCACTGGGCAAGCATGGTGCCGGCCGTGACCCATCGGCCATTCTGGTAGGCGGATTCAACCGTGCCAGCATGACGCTGGATGTGGTGGAAGCCCTTATCCGCAAGCGGCATCCCGACAGGATAATCGAAGACATTATTGCCATTCATCTGCAGTACCGCTGCCTGATGTGGGCGGTAGAGGCTGTGCAGTTTCAGGAATTTTTTGCGCATGTCCTGACCCAGCGCGCAGCGGAAAGGGGGATTCCCCTGCCTGTCCGGCCCATCACCAACAGTACCGACAAACTGCTGCGCATTGAAACGCTGCAGCCCTATATGGCTCAGGGGCGCATCAGAGTGCATTCCAGCCAGAATACGCTGATTGACCAGTTACGGCACTTTCCCAAAGCAGATCACGATGACGGCCCGGATGCCCTTGAAATGCTCTGGCGTCTGGCATCGGGCGGTTTTGTAAGCTTGAGGGACGCTTTTGAAGCCGTTCCGCAGGCGAATGCCTTCAGGGGAATGTCTGACATCGAGGAGGATTCCCGTGGTTTCTTTTAATGACCTTATGCAAGCTGCACGCGGCTTTGTGCGTTCGGCACTGGCCAAGGGGCTGCAGCAGACCGATGGATACTCCGCCGTCGGCACGCTGGAAGTGCTGAACAAATGGGCCAACCTGACACACGGGCTGACGCCTGCACGCCTGCGCACCATACTGCAGTCGGCCGATGAAGGTGAAATACTGGAGCAGCACAAACTGTTTGCCGATATGGAAGACCGTTGCGACCATCTGGCGGCAGAGTTGTCCAAGCGCAAGCGCGCTCTCCTGACGCTGGACTGGGACATTCAGCCGGGGCGTGCAGGAGATGCCAAGGCGGAACGGGTAGCGGAAGCGGTTAAAGAACAGTTTGAAGCCCTCAGCAATGTGGAAGACCTGATGCTGGATATGGCTGACGCCATAGGCCACGGCTTTGCCGCGCTTGAAATCGAATGGGGCCGCGAAGGATCGCTGCACCTGCCGCAGGCTTTTCATTTCCGCCCGCAGACGTGGTTTCAGACGCACCCGAATAATTTGAACAGCCTCCGGCTGCGTGATGGCACATCAGAAGGCGCAGAGCTTCTCCCCTTCGGCTGGGTGCTGCATGTGCACCGTTCACGTTCCGGCTGGCTGCCCCGTGCCGGTCTGTTCCGTGTACTGGCGTGGAGCTTTCTGCTGCGTGAATATGCACTGTCCGCCCATGCCGCATATGTTGACGTGCATGGCCTGCCGTTCCGCCTGGGCAAATACCCCCCCGGCAGCAGCAAGGAAGATAAAGCCGCTTTGCGTCGGGCGCTGCAGTATCTGGGGCGCGATGCTTCCGGCATTATTCCTCAGGGGATGGAAATCCTGTTTGAAACGCCGGCCAACAGCAGCCATGATCATTTCGGGGCGCTGGCAGACCGCTGCGAACGCGGCATGAGCAAAGCCATTCTGGGGGGCACGCTGACCAGTCAGGCCGACGGAAAAACCAGCACCAATGCCCTGGGCAACGTGCATAACGAAATCAGGCATGACCTGCTGATCTCCGATGCGCTGCAGCTGGCCGGTACGTTGACGCGTCAGGTGCTGGCGCCGCTGGCCATCCTCAACAGCGGTGTAAACGACCCGCGTCTGCTGCCGTGGTTCCGCTTTGATACGCGTGAGGCAGAAGACTTGACCCAGTATGCCGATGCGCTGCCGAAGCTCGCTGCGGTCATGCGCATTCCGGCGTCATGGGTGCATGAAAAACTTAAAATTCCTGTGGCCGGCAAGGATGAAGACATTCTTATGCCTGTTGCGCCTGCAGCCAGCCCCGCAGTGCCTGCAGCTCTGGCAGCGTTGTCTGCTGTTGCAGCACCGGCAGGTGGTGATGCCTACCCCGACCAGACTGCGGTGGACGCTGTTCCCGTGCCGGATAAAGAGCTGCATAAGGCTATGGAAGCCATGCTGGCCCCCTTGATGGATGAGGTGCGGCAGGGAGCTGACCCCGCTGATCTGCTCGGAAGACTGGGGGAACTGTATCCGCAGATGGACGGCGGGCAGCTGGAAGACTTGCTGGCGCGGGCCTTGTTTGTGGCCGAAGTGTGGGGCAGCCTCAGTGCCTCTGACGAACAGCGTCCGGACTCATAGTATGCCGCAGCCTGTGAACCTTTCTTATGCCATCGGCCTGCCGCCCGCCGATGCCATCGCCTACTTTGAATCAAAGGGCTATGCCGTAACTGCCAACTGGCATGAGATGTGGCAGCAGGCCCATGCCCGTGCGTTTACCGTGGCCGGTGTGGCAAAGCTGGATGTGCTGGAAGATATACGCAATGCCCTTGCGGTAAAATTGCGCGAAGGCAAAAGCGAGCGCTGGTTCATGCAGCAGCTGGAACCCGTATTGCGCAAAAAAGGCTGGTGGGGCAAACGGCTGGAACAAGGCGCGGACGGTACCCCGCGTGTCGTGCGCATGGGCAGTCCGGCACGGCTGCGGCTTATCTTTCGTCAGAATGTACAGACAGCATACATGGCCGGCCGGTACAGACAGCAGCGGCAAAATGCTGCTGCCCGCCCGTACTGGCAGTATGTGGCGGTGCTGGATGCGAAAACGCGCCCGGCGCACAGCGCCCTGCACGGCAGAGTGTTTGCCCATGATGATGCCTTTTGGGGCAGCCATTACCCGCCTAACGGCTGGGGGTGCCGTTGCCGCGTGCGGACGTTGTCCGGCCATCGCCTGCAGCGCGAGGGCCTGCAGGTGGAAAGCAGCGCGGGCCGTATGGTCACCAGACAGCAGCAGGTCACAGACTCCCGCACCGGCGAGGTACATAACCGCGAAGTCACAGGATACCGCCTGCCCGGCACGGCAACCCGCAAAGGCGGCGAAGAAGCTGTTGCCTGGACAGACTTAGGCTTTTCGTACAACGCCGGTGCCGCCGGTATGGAACATATGCTGGCACAGGCAGTGCAAAAGCTTGAAGCCGCCAGCCACCCTGCAGCAGCCGCCACAGTGCGCCACCTGACAGCCGGACCGGCTTTTGCGCAATGGCAGGCCGCGCCGCAGGGCAGTTTTCCTGTTGCAAAGCTGGCACCGCACCACGCGGAACAGCTGGATACGGGCGCCACGGTTGCACGGCTTTCATCTGAGACATATGCAAAACAGCGTAGTCAGCATCCGGAACTGCAGCAGGCCGATTACGCCCGCATACAGGATGTGGTGGAGCGGGGAGAAGTTGTCCGGCAAAATCCGCAGAAACTGCTGTTCTTTATGGATGACCCGCAAGGGTATGTAACAGTGGTCAAAGCCACCCGCAAAAAAGACGAGCTGTATGTGGTCAGCTTCTGGCGGCTGAGCGCCGATGACGCAGGCAGGCAGCGCATTATCCGGCAGCTGCGGGCAAAGGATAAGGGCGGGAAAGAAGGCAGGTAAAAAAGGGAGCGGACGGTGGGGCCTGCCACCCGCAAACGCGGAAACCCCACAAAGCGCTCCGGACAAAAAAGCCCGTGCTACGGCAGGCAGAATATCACCGTGTCACATCCGCTCATCTGTATAGGGGAGAATAGCCATGATTGAAATCACGGTCAATCTGGACGCGTTAGAAAAGCAGCTCGCCAGACTGGCAGACCTGGGCCGCGACATGAGTCCCGTTACCATGCAGCTGGCCGGCATTCTGGCAGACGCCTCGGAACGGGCCTTTGCAGAAGAACGCGACCCCGTCAGCGGCGAAGCATGGCATCCGCTTTCGCCGGTCACCATAGGCCAACGCGCAAAAACAGGACATGAAGACAGCCCCATCCTGCAGGTGCGGGGCCTGCTGGCAGCCAGCATCCAGACAGCGTACGGCCCGGACTTCGCCGTGGCAGGCACCAACGAACCCCACGCCCGTACGCACCAGTTCGGCGCTCTGCGCGGTGCCCATGGCCGCACCGGGCGCGGCGGTCCTATACCATGGGGCACAGTTGTGCCCCGCCCGTTTCTGGGTATCGGGCCGGATGATGAAGAAGAAATTATGGGAGTGCTTCGTGACAATGTACGAAAAGCACTTGGCGGCGATTAGAGCGAAGATATTGCCGCTTGCGGACATCGGTCTGCAAACAGGCGGCTTCGCAAAATCTAACGCAGGGCTAACGCCCTTTGCCAAGGGATTATCCAGCGACAAAGAAAGTACTCCTACCTTCTGAACCCCTTCCACCTGTCCTGACCATCCGTGCCCCCGTATATCGGGGGCATGACGCATTTATCCACCAGACATACCGCATACCCTGCCGCCAGTCTTGCGGTGCCGCTGTCACAAGGCGGTGCCGGGCACTCTGATCTGCCGGAAATGCTATCGCAAAAAGAGCTGCCGGCGGGCTGCAACATCCAGTTGTTTCCGGAAGGCCGCTTTGCCGCGCGTGACGGCCGCCCTGCCACCATTACAGAAGGCAGGCTCACCCACTGGCAGATGGATGCCTCCATTGCCGAAGCCATCATCGCAGCCGCAGAGGCCCGCGAAACACCCATTGTCATAGATTACGAGCATCAGTCTCTGAACGCCCGTGCCAACGGGCAGCCCGCGCCCGCTTCCGGCTGGCTGCAGCGGCTTGTCTATGTGGCCGGCAAAGGTCTGTTCGCCTCCGTCAGCTGGACGGATAAGGCGCGCGGCTACATTGATGCCGGCGAATACAAATACATATCCCCGTACTTTTCTTTTGATCCCGAAACCGGCGCCGTGCTGGCGCTGATCAACGCGGCCCTGACCAACACCCCCGCGCTGGACGGCTTAGACGCCGTGGCGCTGGCGCTGGGCAATGTGCACGCGGCCTCTGCGCACGTACAGGCCGCACAGACAACAGAACAGGAGACAACCATGGATGAACTACTGGAACGCCTGCGCTGGATGCTCAACTTGCCGGTAACGGCAACAGCAGCCGACATCACGGCGCAGCTGGACAAGCTCAAAGACATGCTGGGGGCAAGCGATGCGGCAGCAGCGTCGGACCAGCCCGGGGGCACCCCCGTAAGCCTGCTGGACGTGTTGCAGCACAAAGACAGCCAGATTGCGGCGCTGACGCAGCAGGCCGCAACCCCTGACCCTGCCAGGTTTGCACCCGTAGCGGCCCTCACCGCATTGCAGCAGGCCAACGCGGCATTGAAAAACCGTGTTGCCGAGCTTGAAACCAGCAGCATTGAGAACGCGCTGAATGCGGAAATCGACGCCGCGCTCAGCGACGGAAGGCTGAACAAGGCTGTGGAGGGCTGGGCACGCGGCCTGGCCAAGGATGCCCCCGACACACTGCGTACCTTCCTGAGCAGCGCCGTGCCTGTGGCGGCCCTTGGGGCCATGCAGACCGGCGGCGTACCGCCCGCCGGTACGCAGGACTCCAGCGCGGCCCTGACGGCAGAAGAAGATTACGTCATCAACCAGCTCGGGATTACGCCCGAGGAATACCACGCCGCAAAAAGCGGTAAAGGAAACTAGCCATGGCCATTGTCACAAATGCTTTGCTTGCCAACCTGCGTACCGGCTTTGTCGCGGCCTACCAGCGCGGCCTGTCCAGAGCGCAGCCCATGTGGTCGCAGGTCGCAACGCGTATCCCCAGCAGCAACGCGCAAAACACCTACGGCTGGCTGGGGCAGTTTCCCAAGCTGCGTGAATGGGTGGGCGACCGTGTTTTCCGCAACATGAAGGAAGAAGGCTACGCCATTGTCAACAAGCTGTTTGAAGGCACTGTGGGCGTAACCCGCACCGCCATTGAGGACGACCAGCTGGGCATCTATACCCCGCTGTTTGAAGAGATGGGCTACGGGGCGGCCACGCATCCCGACGAGCTGGTTTTCGGCCTGCTGAAAAACGGTCACACAACCAACTGCTTTGACGGGCAGTCCTTCTTTGACACCGACCACCCCGTCTATGCCGAAGTGGACGGCACCGGTGCCGTTTCTCTGGTCAGCAACAATCTGGTGCCCGCAGCGGATGCCGGACCCGCCTGGTTCCTGCTCGATGTATCCCGCCCGCTCAAGCCGCTGATCTTTCAGGAACGTACCAAGCCCGAGCTGCAGGTCATTACCAACGCCGACAATGAACATGTCTTTATCAAAGACGAAATTCCTTACGGCGTGCGGTATCGCTGCAATGCCGGTTTCGGGTTCTGGCAGATGGCCGTACGCAGCCAGCATGCGCTTAACGCCGACAGCTTTGAGCAGGCTCTGCAAGCTCTGCAGACCATGAAGGCGGACGGCGGGCGGCCTCTGGGCCTCGGCACCGGCGGCAAAAACACATTGCTGCTGGTCGTACCGTCCACCCTGAACGGCGCGGCCCGCAAAGTCATAGGCGTTTCCGAGCTGCCCGGCGGCGGCACCAACCCCTGGTACGATGCCGCAACCATCCATTCCGTCCCGTGGCTGCTGTAGGAGGACACATGCGGTATCTCGTACGCACTACTCAAGGTATAGGCCGCCGCTTTCGGGCCGGCCTGTGCTTTGGCCCTGAACCGGAAACGGTGGACAGCGACGTGCTGAAAAAAAGCCAGCTGCAGGCCCTGCAGAGTGACCCTTATCTGCAGGTTACTCCACTTGGCACAGCAGATGCCGGAAAAGAGGAAACAAAGGCCGCGGTGTCTGAACTGCCTCTTGATGTGGTGCCCGAAGCAGAACCTGAACCTGAAGCGGAGAAAGCTGCTTCCGGGAAGAAGTCGGGGAAAAACAAAAAGTAATGTCATATGCCACCATTGACCATCTGATAGCAGCGTTCGGGCTGGACGAGGTGATAGCCGTCACTGATCGCGCCCAGTCAGGAGAACCGGATACCGCTGTTGCGCTGGGGGCCTTGGAGGAGGCCTCCAGCGAAGCGGACAGCTATCTGTCTGTGCGCTATGCGCTGCCGCTGCAGGCTGTTCCGCCGGTGCTGCGTACTGCGGTATGCGACATCGCGCTGTACAGGCTTACCGGCGGCCCCGCCACCCAGACCGAGGTCATAGCCACCCGCTACAAGGCTGCGGTGGCGTGGCTGCGCGATGTTGCCTCAGGCAGGGCTTCACTGCCCGAGGTCACCCCGCCGGAGCAGGAACAGGCAGACGGCGTGGACATATACACGGGCACGCGCGGCTGGCTGGCCTGACGCTACAGGAGCAACCATGCAGACAACCATTGCCGCCATAGAAGATGCAATAGCTGGCCGTATCAGTCAGGCTGCCCTGCCGTACCTGCGTACGGTCGGCACCTACGGGGGCCAGCTGGACGGTGTGGCCTCTCATATCGTGCAGGCTCTGCCGGCCATATGGGTGGCGTTTCAGGGTGCCGGGCAACCGGCACCGGCAGGCACTTCGCATGATGTATGGCATGTGCCCGCCACGTGGGTTGTGCTGGCCGTCTCGCGCTCGTTGCGCGGCGAAGCCGCCGGACGCAAGGGCGACGGTGCAACCCCCGGCACGTATCAGATGCTGCACGACGTAACGGCGTTGCTTCTGGGGCAGGACTTTGAAGACCAGGGGCTGGAGATGTCACCGCTCCGGCCGGGCAGGGTGCGCAGCCTGTTCAATGGCCGTCTGCAGTCCAGTGCCATCAGCGTCTATTCGCAGGAATGGCACACCCGTTATGCACTGCGTGCTCCGCTGCAGCCCCTTGCACCGGATGGCGAAGGCACCCCGCCGCATGATCTGTGCGGCATTGACCTGCGGTATCATCTGCATCCGGACGACGGGCGGGCAGATGCCAGTGATTCCGTTACCTTTCAGCAGGAGTAAACCATGCTTGTACAGGCAGTCCGAGGCGTGCGTGTTCCCGCGGAAGATACCCCGCGCCGCCACATAGACGACAGTGCACCGGTGGAGGTGCCCGATACAGCGTACTATCGCCGCCGCATGGCGGATGGCGATCTGGTGGAAGTTGCAGATGTCAAATCCGCCGCTTCCGTCCCCAAAACCGTCAGCAAGGAGGCCCGCCGTGGCAAGTCCTAACGTCAGTTTCGACACCTTGCCCGCTTCCATCCGCAAGCCGGGCAAGTACATAGAGTTTAACACCCGTCTTGCTGTACGCACGCTGCCGGCCAACACGCAGCGCGTGCTTATTGTGGCGCAAAGTACGGCACAGGGTGCCCAGCCCGCCGGTCAGCCCGTGGCCGTGTTTTCAGATGATGAAGCCCGCATTCTGTTCGGCACCGGCAGCATTGCCCACGCCATGGTAAAAGCGGCCATTGTCAGCAACCCGTACCTGCAGATCGATGTGCTGCCTGTTGCCGATGATGCCGCCGGTATTGCCGCCAGCGGTACGGTTACTGTCACGGGCACAGCCGCCAGTGCGGGCGTTGTCAGTCTGGCTGTGGCCGACAGCAGTGTACGCATTGCTGTGGCAAAAGGTGATGCCGCTGCCGCCGTGGCCGCCGCGTTGGCAGCGGCCGTCAACGCACGTGCGGAACTGCCCGTAACGGCCACCGCGCAGACAGGCACCGTCACCCTGACAGCCCGCAACAAAGGCACGCTGGGCAACCGTATTCCGCTGGCCCTCAGCGAGACTGCAGACGGAGTGGCAGCGGAAATCGCGGCCATGAGCGGCGGTCAGGCCGACCCCGATATCACCGCTGCACTGGCTGCCGTATTCGGCGGGGGGCACCACATCATTGTCAGCCCCTACACGGATCAGGAAAACCTGACAGCCTTGCGCACGCACCTTGATGCCGTTTCCCACGCACTGGAACAGCGCGGCGCCATAGGTGTGTGCGGCCTTACCGGCACTCTGGCACAGGCCACCACGCTGGCCGGCCAGATTAACTCCGGCCGTATAACCATGGCCCTGCTGCCCGGTACGGAAAGTACTTCATGGCAAGTGGCAGCGGCCTATGCCGCGCAGATTGCGGGAGAAGAAGACCCCGCGCGGCCCCTCAACACCTTGCCGCTTACCGGCATTGTTGCGCCGCCTGTGCCGCGGCGCCTCAGCCGTATGGAGCAGGAAACAGCCCTGCATAACGGCATCACCCCGCTGGAAGTGGCGCCGGGTGAAATCGTGCGCATTGTACGCAGCGTCAGCACGTATACGCTGGACCCCCAGGGCATAGACGACATCGCACTGCTTGATGTGACCACCATCCGTACCCTTGACTATGTGCGCAAGGCCGTGCGCGAACGCATCAGTCTGCGCTTTCCGCGTGAAAAACTGTCCGCCCGCACAGCGCCCAAAGTGCGCAGCGAGATTCTGGACGTGCTGGTAAAAATGGAAGAGCTGGAAATTGTGGAGGAAGTGGAAGCCAACAAGTCCGGCGTCATCGTGGAACGCGACAGTCAGGACCCCAACAGGCTTAACGCCAAAATTCCGGTGGACGTGGTCAACGGCCTGCATGTGTTTGCCGGGCGCATCGACCTGCTGCTGTAAGCGATAATTCCTCGGCCCCCGCAAGGGGGCTTTCTTTTGATTTGAATACAGGATAGCGTATACAGGTGTTCATAAGGGAGGATGTATGAGAACATTAATTCTAGTGCTGGCTTTGCTGCTGACAAACATCCCTGTAACCCAAGCCGGGCAGCAGGATGTACCATCCAGCTACGGCTACTCACAGGATGACTATCCGCAGTTGCCCGTCTTTCAGGACGATGTGCGTAAACTTTATAATGATTTTTTAGCTATCAAGCGTACGGAACCTTTTTTTCATATGGGCATGCTTGCACCGGCCGCTAAACAGTGGAAAACAGAACTCCAAGCCGCTGAGCAGAAGTACAAAAAAATAAGACTTCCATATCAAGTTGAAGAAACCTTCCTCGAACTCTCTTCTATGGCGATGGAGTATGCTCTTGCGCGTGCCGCACTTCGGCACCAGACGACCTACTATCAAATGGATAGCCGGGAAGAACTTATTGCTATACATCGCAAAAGGGTCGAAGAGGCTCTGCAACTACGTATAGACAGTCCTAAAAAACAACTTGAAGTAATTACCTTCGATTAAAAACAGCACTTTGAATAATCAGAAAGATACAGGTAGTCTTATTTATCGCTCTTAGTAGCTACTGAACACCTTCATCCTGATAAAAAGCCCGCATCGCCACTATAGTGGCGATGCGGGCTTTTTGTATGCCTGCTATCTGCAACTCAACATGGAGCACTCAGATGGCTTTGAAAGAATATTTAGGCGCAATCGTTTTGGAAGTGGACGGACAGGAATACGAAGTTGAATCCGTGGACATCAGCCATAAGAGCGGCCGCAAGCTGGTAAAAACCATGAACCGCACAGGCCGCGCCAGCGGCTATTCCGAAGGTGTTCATGAATTTTCGCTGCGTGTGACTGCGCCCGTGCCCAAAGAAGGCGCCCCCGACTGGGACAACATTGTCGGCGCAAAGCTGACCATTTATCCCGTATCAGCCGGTGGCAGGCGCGAATCCTACCTTGACTGCGTCAGCATGGAAGATTCGCGCAAATACAGCGTGGATAACGAGGCCAAGGTGGACGTCACGCTGGCCGCTCTGGACAGAATCGAAGAATAACCCCCAAGGAGCCAGACATGACACACCCCGCACAAACGCCCGGCGCACCGGACAGCCAGTCCGGTCCCGGCATCGTAGAAGGCCGCACCGTTATCCAGCCGGTACCCCCGCCTCTGGGGGCGCACCGCGGCGCCCTGACAGAACGGGGCACCCTGACCATAGGCTACCGTGACGAATCCGGCACATGGCATAAGGATTTTGAAATCCGTCTGCCGACCATGCTGGATGTGGAAGTGGCCATGGCACAAGCCGGCGAAGGCGCATCGCTGGCCGCCATAACCCGCCACACATGGGCACGCACGCTGGTACGCATAGGCACTGTGACCCACATAACCGCCGATATGCTGGCCTCGCTGGCCGATACGGAATACGGCGTGCTGCTGGCCGCGGAAGAAGCGCTGCGAAAAAAGCTGAAAGCCGCGAGCGCCACCTTGCCCGGATAAGGCAGGCCCAGCTGGTTCTGGTGCGTCATGGCTTTGCCTATGCCGAGGTGCAGGCCATGACGCAGCCGGAGATGCTGCATTTTATCGAGCTGCTCGGCGGCAGAAAAACAGGCGAACCGGCGGGGACCCGCAGAGTGGTAAACCGGCGGCTGGTCCCGAAAAATAAACACATCAGCAAGTAATGATACTCAAATGAGGTGCCCATGTCCGGTATGGATGTACAGATAGCCTTGCGCCTGCGGGACAATATGAGCACGCAGGCAAGGCGTGCCCTTGACGAGGTTGCGCGCGGCGCAGGCAAGGCTTCTGACGCGGCACATACGCTTGCACGGGCCACAGCTTCAGCAGACAGGCAGGGCTTTTCGCGTCTTGTACACGGCCTGCGCACGGTGGACAGCCTGAGCCGCAGGGCGGAAAACAGCATGAAAGCTCTGGGCCGCACCGCTGCCGGTGTGGCCCGGTCCACCGCACAGCTGGGTACAGGGCTGGCCGCCGGAGCCTATGTCGGGCAGCGGGCACTGGCCCGGCCCGTAGATTTTGAACTGCGCATGGCCCGTATGGCAAACACGGCGTATGCAGACCGCGATGCCGCAGGACGCAGTGCGGGCATGGCGGAACTGACAAAAGTCGTGGATATGGCCGCCCGACTGGGCGGCAACCGCGATCAGGCTGCTGAGGCACTGGACGCCATGCTGGCGTCCGGTGCGCTGGAAACCGGTGTGGCCATGCGTCTGCTGCCGGTGCTGCAGCGATATGCACAGGCCTCCGGCGCGGCCTCTACAGAGCTGGCAGACATTGTCATCCGCGGAGTCCAACAGGGCTTTTTTTCACCCGATCAGGCACCGGCAGCACTGGATAAAGCCATTGTGGCAGGTCAACAGGGCGGGTTCGAGCTGAAAGACATGGCCCGCTGGCTGCCCCAGATGATGGCCAGCGCTCAGGGCATGAAAGGCATGGCCGGTTATGAACGTCTGCTGGCATCGGCGCAGGCATCGGCCATTACCGCCGGCAGCAAAGATCAGGCGGGCAACAACCTGGTCAACCTGCTGGCCAAGATGAACAGCCAGGACGCCCAGCGTAATTTTGAAAAATTCGGTATCGACCTTGCCGGTAGCCTTGCCGCAGCCCGAGATAAGGGTGCTCTGCCTCTGGATACTTTTATTCGCCTGCTGGAAACCCGCATTGTTGCCGGTGATAAACGCTTTGCCGCCCTGCAGCAGCGCGCCGCCGGAGAAAAAGGACCGGAGCGGACAGCCATACTCAACGACATGGCAGACATACTGCAGGCCGGAGCGGTCGGCCAGATAGTGCAGGACAGGCAAGCCCTGATGGCTCTGGTGGCTGAAATGTCGCAGAAAAAGTACATCGCGGATGTGCAAGCTGCCATGCAGAACGCATCTGGAGCCGGAGGGACTTCCTACGATGTTGTTTCTGAAACAGTCATGTTTAAAATTCAAAGACTGATGACAGAGGTGGAGATAGCGTATTCTGCTGTGCTGGAATCCATAAAAAAGCCTCTCGCCTCTACCGTTGATACAGTCGTAAAAACAGCCGAAAGTTTTCCTAAACTCACAACCGCTGTTGCTGGTGCGACAACTATTATCGCCATGTTTGGTGCCACCGCTGCCGCAATGAGCGGCTGGAACATGCTTACCGGCCGCGGCGGGGGCGGTGCCCTGCGCGGAGGCCGTGCCAGCGGTGTTGCCGGTATGGTGCGCGCTGTGGGCAGGCAAGGCAAAGGGGCGGTAAAATCACTCGGCAGGATTTTCGGGCGGGGCGGCGCCCCGCTTGCCCTTGCTGCGACCGCAGCCGATATCATTACCACAGAAGCCAGTGGCAATCTGACCCGCAACGAGAAAAACGCAGCCCACGTGGGTACTGCAGGAGGCCTTGCAGGAGCGCTGGCCGGAGGTAAAGTCGGCGCGATGGCCGGTGGCGCTTTTGGCGCTATTGCCGGCCCCGCAGGTATTGCCATAGGCGCCGGTGTGGGCGGGCTGATTGGTGCAGGTTTTGGCGCGTGGGGGGGCCAGAGCCTCGGCGATATGCTGGGCAATCTTATTTTTTCCGACGATTCCACCACCACGGTACACACCCATATCAATATAGATGGCCGCGAACTGGCCAGCGCGGTTGAATCTGTGCAGCTGCGTAATGCACGCAGGCACTAGGAGGCGGTTATGAGCTGGAAGGACTCGCTGCAGGACGCCCGCTTTCGTAACGTGACGTTTGAGGTGCTGCGCATACGGGACACAGGCAGCCATGCAGTGCAGGAACATAAGTACCCGTACCGTGACGGGGCAGAACAGGAAGATATGGGCACCGACGCACAGCGTATCAGCCTGACCGGCGTTTTTTACGGGCCGCAGTACGAAACCGGCCTTAACGCACTGCGTGCCGCCTTGCGCGAGCATGGCAAAGGCGAACTGATGCACCCTGTGTTCGGGCCGGTGGATGTGGTGGTGCTTACATGGGACTGTTCGTTTGACGGTGAACGGCCGGACTATGCCGAAGTGCAGATGGAATTTGCCGAGGCCGGCCGGGATATGCCGTTTTTTGCTGCCGGAGCGCAGGGCCACCGTGCCCGGGCACAGGCGGCTGACATCAGCGTGCAGTCAGCCACCCGTACCGCGGCGGAACAGTCCGGCGCATCGCTGTCACGCTGGCTTGTGACCGTGGCCAGAAACGTCTCACCTGCTCAGCGCCTTGCGGTGCTGAACATACTGCAAGGGGCGCTGCGGGACTATGCGGGCGGCGTACGCTCGGTGCACGATGCAGCCTCGTATTTCGATCTGCCTTCAGCCTATCTGGCAGATATGGAGGCCGCACAGCAGCTGCTGGCCGACCCTGTCCGGAGCCTCGGCCTGCAGGGGCTGGGGTACCGCAACTGGCAGCGGCTTTCGCGTCTTTTTCCGGCACGCACGCTGTCCGGCGGCACGCGCCCGTATTCCGACAGTGTCGGCAGCTACGCAGGCACCATCACCACGGGGCCGTCATCCGGACTGCCGGAATCGTCCCCCGGTATTTTTCTGCCGCCGGTACCGCCCTCTGACGGCGCAGATCTGCTCGCCGGTCTGCCAGACTTGCCGGCAGACCCGCCGGCAGAATCACAAACGGATGTGGCAGCGCAGACTCAGGCCCATGTGGCGGTACATGCCAACATTGCCCAGACGGAGATTGTGGCATCGCAGGCCACCGCCATGCTGGTTGCAGAGGCAGATACCCCGGCCATGACCCCGCACGAGATAGAAGCCCTCACGGGCAATACCCGTACCCGTCTGCAGGACTGCATAACGCAGGCCCGCACCGTGCTGTCTCCGCCGGATGGCTACGCGGCGGCACAGGCGCTGCGCACAGCGGCTCTTGCCGTACAGCAGGCGGCGGCCGCCGTCATCAACCAGCGGCCGCCGCTGGTGGCGCATACGGTGTCGGCGCCGTGCAACCTGCATCTGCTGGCCCACAGGCTGTACGGCGACCATACCCGTGCCGCCGAGCTGGCGCGGCTGAATCCTGCCATCCGCAACCCCAACTTTATCGCACGGGGCGAGGTGCTGCATGTCTATGCCCTCTGAACAACGTGTATCCGTAACCATTGCCGGACGCGGGCACACCGACTGGCTGACCTATGAGATTGAAAGCGATCTTATGACACCGGCGGATGGCTGGCATGTCACACTGGGCCTGCCTGACGGCAAGCTGCCGCGGGAGGTGACACCATGGGCGCGGGTGCATGTGGCCGTGGGCGGACAAACCGTATTGCAAGGCAGGGTGGACAGCGTGGAACAGCGCGTGAGCAAAGGCGAACACACTCTTGCCCTGACCGGCCGCGATGATGCCGCCGTGCTGGTGGACTGCTCCGCGCCGCTGTTTGTGGCGCGCGAGGTTACCCTGACAGATATAGTCAGCACCATTGTCCGGCCGCTGGGCATAGCCAAAGTGCGCATCGGCGGCGGCAGCTTCAGCGACCGGCGCGAAAAAATCACCGTGGAGCCTGGCATGACGGCATGGGATGCGCTGCAACGCGCGGCAGAGGCCAACGGCATGTGGCCGTGGTTTTCTCCGGACGGTACACTGATTGTCAGCGGGCCGGACTATGCAGCACCGCCGGTGGCAGACCTTATTCTGCGCAGAGACGGTAAAGGCAATAACGTTACCGGCATGTCTGTACGCCGCGATATGGCGGAGCGGTACAGCACCGTCACGGTACTGGGGCAGACCCACGGGACAGAAGGCGCGGACGGTCAGCATAACCTGCGGGCACAGGCAACGGATACCGGCGCGGCAACATACCGCCCGCGCATAGTGGTAGAGCCGGAATGCGACACCCAGCCGCTGGCCGCCCGCCGTGCCCGCAAACTGCTGGCAGACGGCATGTGTGCCGGGCTTACCATCACGGCCACGGTGCGCGGCCACCGCATTGCAGACAGCGCAGGCAAGGGCCTGTTGTGGCAGCCGGGGCAGCGCGTGCGCGTCTGCTCAGAACCGCATCATATTGATGATGTGTACTTTTGTACCGCCCGTACATTCACAGGCGGTAAAGAGCGCGGCAGTGTGACAGAACTTACATTAAAGCCGGACGGTCTGTGGCTGCCGGATACCGGCCTGCGCAACGGCCGCACAACCGGTCAGGCCCTGCAGGTGGTGGATGTATGGTAATGCGACAGGTTCAGCAGGCAGTGGCGCGGGCGCTTTCCACCATACGCCTTGCCTTCAGGGCGCGGCTTACCGGCTTGGACACCGCCCCGCGTGTTCAGCTGGTGCAGGCCGATGCGCTGGCGGGTGAACGCCTGCAGGCGGCAGAGCTGTTTCAGCATTTCGGGTTTACCAGCGCTCCGCCGGAAGGCACCCAGCTGATTGTCCTGCCTCTGGGCGGTCGTACCGCCCACAGCGTTATTGTGGCCACAGAACACGGCAACTACCGCATGGACGTTGCACAGGGCGAGGCCTGCATCTACAACCAGTGGGGGGCGCGCATCCATCTGAAGAAAGACCGTATAATAGAAGCCGACTGCGACCACTTCCGCATCAATGCGGCCCAAAGCATCACCATGCAGACAAAGTCATGGCAGGCCACGGCGACTGAGGGCGCAACCTTTGCCAGCCCCACGCTGGCCTTCGGCGGCATGGACGGTGAACAGGCGCAGGCCAGCATAAATGCCCACATAAACACAACCGGCGACATAACCTCGCAGGGAGATCATGTCGCCGGTGGCATAAGCCAGAGGCATCACCGCCATCAGGGGGATTCCGGCGGGACTAGTGGGGAGCCTGAGTAGCTTATAATTTTTTTAAAGTGTTAGCCTTTGTTTTATTGACGAGAGATATTTCAATTGCACTCTCGACAATATCCAGAGCAATTATGACTTGCTTTTCATTTGGCTGACTTTTTCTGTGAACAACATCGTTTCCAAATTTTGTAACATCAATAAGATAATTCGCCTGATCTTGTGTAAAAATATTTTTTTTTATACTATTTTTGATGTTTTCTTGAAAATTCTTTTTATCTTCTTTGTTCACGTGAACCATAAACTGTTCAGTGAAAGTCCTTAATCCCATAATTACAATTGAATAAAGCCCATTGTTTAGTCCTGAGTATATTTCATTGTATAATGTGCCTGATGATTCAGACCATAGTACTTCTTCAATACAACTTTTAGGTTTAAATTTGTTTTTTGGATAAATAGCTACATCAATTTTATTTTCTTCATGATATTCTTTTTCAGAAAAGTAAGATTCTATTGCAAAAAATATGTATCCACATCCATTACATTCAACGATGTAGTATTTGTCCCATCCATCAACCCCACACCTGTATTCATACTCTTCATAGTTATCATAACTATGCTCGACAGCGCCAAGCACTTTACAGTGACGATATCCATCACATCTTGTACAATAAATTTTTTTGTCATCTACATTTTCAATTATTTCTGTTTTGGATGTCACTGGTACTCCTCCTGAACCCCTTCCACCTGTCCTGTATCTCAGCCGCCACTACAGTGGCGGCATGGGAAACGATGCAGGGTTAAATCCATATACAGGCGACTACACCGGAGAGCGCATCAGCCATCTGGGCAACGCCATCTATCTGCGCATCATGACGCCTCTGGGCACATGGTGGGCAGACCCCACGGTAGGTTCGCGCCTGCACGAAATAGCGCGCGAAAAAGACCTGCCCCGCATCCGTACCCTTGCACAGCAATATGCCCAGCAGGCATTGGCCCCGTTGGTTGAGGCAGGCAGAGCGCAGTCCATACAGGTGACGGCCATGCAGCCGCATAACGGTGTATGCCTGTTGATTATCTGTGCCACTGATTCAACCGGTAATCAACAGACTTTCCAATACCCTGTTCGTGTTATCTGAACAGATTACAGGATTCGCCATGCCGTATATCACGCCAGACTTCGCCGCTATCCGTCAGGGTATTCTGCGCGATACGCAAAACCTGCAACCCGATGCCGCGACGTTGCCCGACAGCGACAACTACGTGCGGGCCAGTGCCACGGCATCGGCCATCGAAGGGTTGTACCAGCACCAGCTGTGGATTGCCCGCCAGATTCTGCCGGACACGGCGGATACCGAATACCTTGAAATTCATTGCGGCCTGCGCGGCATCACCCGCAAACCGGCTACCAGAGCCACAGGCACCCTGACGCTGCACGGTGCACCGCAGACACCCGCAGCGGCAGGCATCCGTGCCGCACACCCCGCATCAGGAGAACAATTTGCCACCACGGCGGCGGCTGTGCTGGATGAAACCGGCACCGCGGCCGTGCCCTGCCGGGCCGTAACGGCCAAGGCCCTGCCGGATTACACGGCAGAGCCGGTAACGCTGGTCAATGCGCCATCCGGCATACTTTCCGGCGCACAGCTGTCCCTTGCCGGCGGCACCGATGCCGAAAGCGACGCCCAGCTGCTGGAGCGTCTGCTGCTGCATATGCGTACTCCGCCGGGCGGCGGCAACCGCTACGATTATCAGCGCTGGGCGCTGGAGGTGCCCGGCGTTACCGCGGCTTTTGTGTATCCCCTGCGCCGCGGCCTCGGCACAGTGGACGTGGCGGTGCTGTCCGCCGACGGTTTGCCCGCTGCAGAGCTGGTAACGGCGGTTCAGGCGCATATTGATGCACAGCGCCCTGTTACGGCCGCCGGCGTCACCGTGCTGGCCCCGCAGCCGCTGATGATAGACGTGCACGCCGCCGTGCGGCTGCAGGGCACCACCCTGCCCGTGGTAACGGCGCAGCTTCAGCAGTCGCTTGCCGTATTTTTCGCCGCACTGCTGCCGGGCGACCTTGTGGTGCGTTCCCATCTGGAGGCGCTCATATCCGGCATGGCAGGCGTGCAGGACAGACAGCTGATAACCCCCGCCGCTAACGTGCAGGCCGTGGTGGATGCCACCCGCCTGCAATGGCCCAGACCGGGGCAGGTGACGCTGGAGGCCATGTAAATGGGCCATATCCGGTTGTTGCAACACCTGCTGCCCCCCACCAGCTACAGCGCGGAAGCCCCGCGCCTGCGGGCGCAGCTGCACGCAGAAGGCAACGCCCTTGATGCCGCGCTGGCCGCTTCTGTACGTGCCGTCATGGGCATAGACCCGTTCCGCGCACAGGAATGGCTGCCGGACTGGGAGCGTGTTTACGGCCTGCCCGATGCCTGTTCCCATCCTGATACCACGCTGCAGGAACGCATCATGGCATTGGCCATAGCCGTGCAGGAACAGGCCGGCCTGTCGCGGGCATGGTTTACGCGCCTTGCCATGCTGCTTGGCTACAGAGTGGTGGTGCACGAATACCCGCCGTTCTGCGCCGGTTCACATGCGGGGGACATGCTGACCAACGGCGACTGGCAATGGGCATGGGGGGTAGCCGCACCTGCCATTACCGAACGCCGCTTCAGCGCCGGACGCAGCGCCGCGGGCGAAACCCTGTCCTCATGGGGCGATCATCTGCTGGAATGTGTCTTCCGCAGGCTGAAACCGGCCCATACCGAAGTCCTTTTTTCATACGGAGGAACCAATGCACCGGATTGATTCACAAGGTGCCACCGCGGAGGGGCGCTTTACCGAAGGTAACCCCACCATACCGGAACCTGCCACCGTGGTCAGCGCCGACTGGCTGAATGCCGTGCAGGATGAAATTCTGAATGTACTGGCAGAGGCGGGCATACAGCCGGAAAAAGCGGATAACGCACAGCTGAAAGAAGCCATTCTCAAACTGGGACCGGAGCGTTTCAGGGGATTTTCCGCCGGAGGGCAGCATGCGTCATTTGAAGGTGACCTGAACACCATCGCCCATAACAGTCTGTACGCCTGTGACCGGGCCAAAGTGCAGAATGCACCGGAGCTGCCTGCGGGTACGTGGGCTTTTGTGCATACCATGGTTCTGCCTGCCGATGCCGGACGCACACAGGTGTGCTGGCCTGCTGACGACCCTGACCACCCCGGCTGGAACCGCCGCCGTACCTCCACCGGCCAGTGGAGCGACTGGCGGGTGGTAGGCTCCGGCGAAGGCGGTATGCCCGTAGGCACGTTGCTGTTTTCCACCACCGGCACACCGCTGCCCGGCACCGTTCCTGTAAACGTAAAGCAGAAATTCGCATTGGAGGTGTACCCTCAGTTGACAGCATGGGTGCGCAGCTGCGGGGGCTATCTGGCCACAGAGGCGGAATGGGACGCAGAAGCCGCCGCACAGGAAGGCTCCTGCGGCAAGTACTGCCTGACGGATACGCATATCATTCTGCCTTGCTACAGACACTACTTCTCGGCCGCGCAGAATGGTGCGGCAGGTAAAGCGGCAGGCGACTGGGCCGGTGATGCCATACGGAACATTACGGGTGAGCTGAAGTCCAGCACATCCCCCAATGCGCTGTTACCCAGCCTCAGAGACACGGCAGGCGCCTCCGGCGCATTTCTGGTGCACCAAGAGGACCTTACGGGACGTGTGGAGAACATCGTCCAGAATGTATATGTAGGGGCTGACCGCGTCATTTTCGACGCTTCCCGCGTAGTCCCCACAGCCGAAGAAAACCGCCCGAAAACCAGTTATCTGCTGCCCTGCATCAAAGCCTTTGATGTGGCTGTAAATACCGCACAGGTGGACATGCAGGCTCTTGCCGCACAGGTCAGCGCCATTAACGGCAACAAGGTTGACCGCAGCGAGTGGACGCAGAGTCTGGGCGAAAGCGGCTGGCAACGGCTGCCCAGCGGGCTGATTCTGCAGTGGGGCACCGGTTCTGTATCAACTGGAGTCGCCACAGAGGTAACGCTGCCGATTGCCTACCCGAACGCGCATCTTTCTTGCGTTGCTGTTATCGGCATTGACTACGGTTCTGTCGGCAACGACGCCATCGCTGTATACAACAGGATGGCAGGCAAGTTCACCCTGAAGGGAGAACACTCCGGTTCAACTGTAATGCCATATTCATACATTTCCATCGGCTACTAAGGAGGCCGCACAATGAAATACAGCCCTTCAACAAACGGCTTTTATCACCCCGACATACACGGCAACAGCATCCCCGCCGATGCCGTGGCCGTCAGTCCCGAAGACCATGCCACACTGCTGGCCGCACAGGCGCGGGGGCAGATAATCCGGCCCGATGAAAACGGCTGTCCCGTGGCCATAACACCCGCCGCACCGCCTGCGCCTACCCGCGCAGAACTGTACACGGCTAAACAGGCGGAAATCCGCGACGGGGCCGAAGCCATGCTGACCGCGCTGGCCGCGGAATACGCTCCGCTGGAACGCCAGACATGGGACCAGCAGGCGGCAGAGGCCGAAGCCCTGCAGGCGGATGCGGACGCACCGGCCCCGCTGGTGCGGGCCATTGCCGCCACGCGGGGCATGCCCGTGGGTGAGCTTGCCGCCCGTATCCTTGCCAACCGCACCGCATGGGTTGCCGTATCCGGCCATGTGGTAGGCCAGCGCCTTGCCTATCAGGATGCGCTGGAAGCAACACAGGGGCTGGACGATGCGCAGGCGGCAGATACCATACAGGGCATCAACCCCGTCTACACGTTGCCGGAGGATGCGTAGATGACAGATATTCTTGATATGGCAGCCGAGGTGGAACGTTTGCAGCGCGAGGCCGCCATAGCCCGTGCCCGTTCCGGGACATTACGTTCCGCCGGCGGACCGCAGATCATTGACGGCATAGCCTGCTGCCGGGAATGCGGTGAACCTATTCCGGCGGCACGACTGGCCGCCGTGGCCGGTGTTTCTTTGTGTGTGGACTGCGCCGGCCGGCAGGAGCGACATGATGTTTACTGATACAGCGGCACATACCATGCTTGATGCGCTGGACATAGCGTATGCAGCTCTGCATGCGGCCTATCCGGGAGCCGACGGGGCAGATGCGGAGCTTTCCGGCGGAAACTATGCCCGCAGGCCCGTGGCACTGCAGGCAGCTTCCGCCCGCGCCCGCACTCTTTCAGCCCCCGTCACGTTTGAAGTTCCCTCCGGCGCCACAGTGGCCTGGTTGTCGTGGCGCAAGGCGGACGGAAGCTGCGTTGCGGTCACACCGCTGGGGGGCGAAGCGCCCAGAGCGGCCATCACCGACCCCGCAACAGATATCGTCACCTGTGAAAACCACGGCTTCGCAGACGGATATACCGTGGTGTTCAGCGGAGAACCGCCTGCGGGGCTGCAGACAGGCGTTATCTATCATGTGCGCGATGTAGCGGGCGACACCTTCAGAGTGGCGGCAGCCGCTGGCGGCGCCGCCGTGGATATCACCGCAGACGGGGTGGCCCGTGTGACCCGCATCGTGCCGGAGATATACAACAACGCCGGTACCTACCAGCTTACCGGCGCGGTGCTGGCGCTGGAATAGGCTGCGGCGATGAAACAATACCGTTGCCCGATCATAGGTGCAGAAACAACGGACCAGCGGCCTGCGGCGGCCGGCTGTGTGGCCTGGTGGTGGGTGGTACGCCTGCTGCCCGACGGTACCGCGCTGGTAGCCTGTCCGCAGGTCAGCCCGCAGCAGCACGCCGCGCTGCTGGCCGCCGGCTGTACAGAGGTCCCGACCGATGGCTGATTTTTACACACCCTTCACAGGGGCGGCGGGCACCACGCTGGAAAGTCTGGGCTGGCATACGGTCATTGCCTACGGCGACTACAAGTACCGGCTGACAGGGGATGGCTATGCCTATGGCATGACCGTGGGCATGAGTCACTCCGACCGGCAGTACACCGATACCGAGCAGATCGTCACGGTTACGCGGCGTGACGATCTGACGGATAACACTCTGGTGTTGATGGCACGGCAGGACGCTCCGGACAACAAATACGCGTGTGTCCGCATTTACATAAAGGCCGGCGAGATCAAGCTGGTGCAGGATTATACGACATACGGGACGTTTACCCGCGACCTAGCCGTTGGAGATTCAGAGACTCTGGCTGTCCGGGCAGAGGGTGAGCAGTTCACGGTGTACCGCAATGGAGAACCGGTCATCGGGCCGGTTACGCTGACAAAATACAGACAGGGCCATGCCTGTATGGGGACATGGTCAACGGCATGGGACAAACAGCAAAGCGGGATTCTGTTCGGCAGCTATTCCTTTGCCGACCTTTCGACCGGCGCAGGAGCCTCCGGCACCGCGGCCGGTATCGCCCGTCTTGTGTGTCTGGCATCCGGCCGGCGCGGCGCCCACGGCCTTACCGGCGGCGCGCGTGTGCCATACCAGCAGACAACAGCCTGTAAAAACGGCACAGCGGCATCGCATGTCGCCGCCTGCGGAACAGATCCGGCCAGCGGCAATAAAATGGCGCTGTCAGGCTGTACCGGCCATATCCGCCACACGCCCACAGCACAGACAACAGGCACAAAACAGACCGCCGCCCTTGCCGTTAACAGCGGCGCAGTCCGCATTACTGCCCGGGCGCACAAAAAGCTGGCAGGAACATCCTCGGCCCTGTGTCTTGCCCGCCTGCTGGCGTATGCCGGCCATGCCAAGATGCCCGTGCCGCCCCGGCAGCGCATTTACACCGCCCGCCCGCTGCACAGGCTGCATACAGCATCCACCATTCAAAGGCAGATCATCCTGCCGGCAACGAGGTGATTATGTACCCGTCCTGGCCGCCCAAGCTGGCAACTGAAAAACTGGATTACGCAGTGGATATGTCCGCAAGACTGGCCCCCGGAGAAAACATCTCCGAAGTCATATGGTCAGCGCCGGTTGCCCTGAAAGTCGAGCAGCAAACAATCTCCGGCCCGCTGCTCACCGCGCTGATCTCCGGCGGCTCCCCGGGGCACCATCATCCGGTGACAATTACCGCCCGGACAACCGCCGGCAGAATCCTCGCAGAAAGAATCCTGCTGCCTGTCAGATAGCCCGACAAACCTATGCCGAATCCATCCCCACGAAGTGCCAAATCCCGCGCCGCCTTACATTCCCAACGGAATCTCGCAAATCCTGGCTAACCGGAAATGTTATCCAAACGGTTATCCACACGAAAAAAGGCTTACAAGTCAAAACTTGTAAGCCTTAGAAATTCTTGGTGGAGCTGGAGGGAATTGAACCCACGACCTCTTGAATGCCATCCAAGTGTTGCTTTAATGTAGGCGATACTGGAAGCCACAAGGGCGCCGGTAATACCGCCGGCAACACCTCCTGCCACTGCCCCGGCACTGGCCGCACGCCTGTCCATGCCATCCATACGCTTATCCAGTGCATCAAGTTTGGCGTCCATACGCTCCAGCAGCATCAGCTCCTGTGTTCGTGCTTCCGTAGGCTTCTCATCGTGCATTTCTGGCTCCGTCGCGTTCTATCAACCGGTCAAGTTTGGCATCCATGCGCTCCAGCCGGGACATGACCTCGGCGCGCATAGAACTGTAATCATCACGCCGCACGCAGGTGTCTTCCATACGGTCCCGCAGGCTTTGCAACTCTTTACTCCGCTGAGAATCGCGCGCCTGCATGGAGCGCCCCCACAAGGCGAAAATTGCAAGCAGCAAAGCCCACAGCCCGTTAAGGATAAGCAAAAACAACTCGTTCATGGCTGTACCCAGTCAATCAGGCTGTTCAGCTGCACCTCCATAGCCCGGCAGCGGGCGCCGTAATCGCGGATGTTGGCCAGCAGGTCAGCCGGCGTTACTGTGCCGGTTCGCTGTGACGGGGGGGCAGCCTGTCCGGCCAGTATCCCGGTGTCAGCGGTGCCGGCGGCTCCGGACGCTGTATCAGTGACGGGGGCGGTGCCGGCCGCTCCGGACAGGGAACCACCTCCGGAATCATGGGCAACGGCCCCGATGGCCTCGTTCCACAGCCGCACAAAATCAGGGCCAAGGCGGCAGTCAGTGCCGCTGGCTTCAAGGCGGACCACAACATCGCGTATTCTCCTGTCAAATTGCATTCGTTGACGGGCTATCTGCCGGCGTTTTTCGTCCAGTTGCGCGGACAATGCGTTGCCGCGTGACAGCTCTTTTTCATACTGCCGGTGCAGGGCCGCGTACGCCTGTGCATGCGCGCGGGCGCGCTGGGTTTGTTCCTGGGCATGGGCCAGACGCAGCAGCCCCATATCTCGCTCATATTCAGCCGCTGTCACACGGCATCCGGCGTGATAGCCCCCCACAAGCAGCGCTGCCGCGGCACAGGCGGCAGCCAGCGGCAGCCACCACCGGCCGAACAGCCCGGGCACAGACCAAAGGCTAAAAGGCATGGCAGCCTCCGGCAAAACTGCCTGCAGGCCAGCCCGCCGCTGAATACCGTGGCAAAAGCCGCTGCAGGATGCGTTGCGGGTACTGTCTGTTTTCACGGAATGCCGCAGCGCTGCGCCCTGCATTCACAACCGCAACATCACGCCAGAGGCCGCTGTGCAGTCCTTTGGAAGCAGCAAGCCGCTGATCTTTGTAAACCCAGCCAAGGCCTCCGTTATAGGCAGAAAGAGTCATGGCCATTCGGTCGCACAAGGTGGCTGCTGTAACCCGCTTCCAAAGCCACAAATCGTACCCGACTAATGCACGGATGGCCCATGAAGGCGAAAACGGCGCAGGCTTTCCTGTATGAGGCAAAACCTCCGGCAGCCATCTGGCAGTGGCAGGCATAAACTGCGCCATGCCCTGTGCCCCGGCGTGTGATACGGCGTCGGCCCGCCACAGGCTTTCCTGGTGTATTTGCGCGGCGAAAACGGCCACCGGTGCATCAATACCCCACTGAGCGCGGGCCTCGCGTATCAGCGTGCGCTGATGCTGCTTCGCCTCAGCGGGAATGTCGGAAGCGGCAAAGGCACATGTATACCAAAAGCATACAGCGGCAATTGCTCCCGTCATCAGACCGAAACCGACAAGCACCGACACAGCGCAGTACTTGCAAACGTCAAAAAGTGCAGTCAGCCATCCGCGCATCACAGGCCCATCCCCACGGCCAGCATGGCCGCTCCCATGATAATGGCCCGACGGATGTTGGCAGCAGCAAAGGGAATGCGGGTCAATCTGCTGGGCAACAACCTGAGCGGAGAGCGCAAGGTCTCTCCTTTGCCCACAGGTGTACGGAACAGAAAAAAGTCAGGCCGCCCATAGGGAAAGGCCCACCGGTCAAGCCAGTAGCCTCCCACGCCGGCCACGGTGACCAGAGAAAATTTATACAGGATAACAGGCAGCTGCTGAGGGGAAACCAGCGCGACAGCGGCCAGCAGAATCACGGCCAGCAGCAGACACCACCCCATGCGGGGCAGGCGCGGCGTAAATTGATGACGGGACATGGCGACCTCCGGAATATTGTATGTGGAGGCGCCGCAAAGAAAACGCCCCCGGTCGCCGCCAGTATGGCGGCGAACAGGGGGCAGGACAGGTGGAAGGGGTTCAGAAGGAGCTATCGCGGGAAAGGGTTAGCCATGCCGTCATACTCCATGCGTACTGACGGCATGAATCCAAAGGGCTACTGTACGTATAATGAGAATGCCTACAGCAATGAATAGAATCGAGATTACAACTTGGCCGCGACTGGGGTTACGGATACGGCGCAGGGCACCTTCACGGCCAAATTTTATCACAAAAAGCCCAGCTAATGTAACGAGGAAAGAAACGATTCCGATAAGGTAAAGAGTTGCCATAGCATTCTCCTAAAAAAGGCTACCTTGCTGCAAAGCCGTGTTCTCAGCGGGTGCGTCTTCCGGCGTTTTCAAAATAATCCATATGCGTCTGTCAGAAAGCCTGTACTGCATAGCCAGTTCCATGACAACTTCCGCCCCACTGCGCCCTTTGGCGGTCTCTTGGTCAAACTGCTGTATGATGGCCCTGTCACGGGCGTTGCGCAACGCTTCTGTACAGCGCGGGATGTACAGCTTCACCCCGCCGTAATGCTGACAGAGTTTCTGTGCTGCATCGTCGCCCACCGCATCGGACAAAGCCCAGAAGCGAACCTCGCCCGCTTTGGTGGCCCGCTTCGGTACGGGGAACGTGGTGCCACCCAGAGCCTCGACAAGCTTGATGGTCTTCGGCATCCCGATTATGGCGGCCAGCTCTCTGGCGGCATCGGGCAGTGTGTTGGCGGCAACAGTATGCAGCGTGTTCATTCCATGCCCCCGTTGCGGCGCGCATTTTTTACCAGCGCAACCAGAATGCCACGCAGCATCTCCGGGGTACACCATTCCAGCTTATCCACGCCGTACATATGACGGGCTATGGCCTCAGCATATGCCCACGGGCGGCGTTCTTCGGCCAGCAGGGCTTCCACTTTGGCCAGCAACCTCTGGCAGTCCGGATTGACTACCGGCTTTTTACCGGCTTTTTTGGGTGGTGAGGGTTTCCAGCCTTTGGCCTTCATATCAGACAGTACCCGGCCGATTTCTCCGGCACTCATGGCGGCGGCGCTATGTTTGCCAGTTACGCGGTACAGCAGGGCACGATAAACATCATCGGTCAGCGCCATGTCTTTTTTGGCAATATGCAGCTTTGCCAGCATAATTTTTCTATTCATGGGGTACCCCCTTTCTGTCTGCCTGATGCGTGGCGATTACTGTATGCAGCGCGTCAACACATACCGCGGCCATCCGTTCTGCGGACTCGGGCTTATTACGGTCACGAAAAAACATAGCCACCAGCCTGTCGTGCCGCATATCGCGGATAGCCGGGATACATGCGTTGGTTGTCACCAGTTCAAATCGCCGGGGCTGTTCCGACGTCCCGATAGGCAGGCATGTTTTCTGGGTGCTAGCCGTGGGCTGCATGTGGCGCACCGGCAGGCCCATATCTGCGGCCATCTGTATTTCCGCCTGCACACCGGTGGAATCTTCCCATCCGGGCATGCATACAATATGCAGTTCTTCCGCCCAGCCACGCAAAAAAGACAGACAATGGTCCTTCCAGTAGCTCCAATCGCCCGGCACACGTCCCAATATGCCGATGGGGTGCCCATGTGTTATGGGCGAATAGACAATATGTCCTCTCGCCATCAGCGCGGCGGCCGCCATTGTGGCAGCCTCAAAGCGCTCCCGGCGCCTGGCGGCCAGACGGTGCGTGTACGGGCAGGCAAGGTAGATGCGCATATGTGCTCCCTGTCAGCTGCGGGGTGAATCCAGCAGCAACATCATGCCGCAGGCGTCATATTCCAAATCAAAAATCAGTGGTTTGCCGCGGTATACGCACGGATGCCAACGGCCATCGACGTAGCGCTCAATGACAAACACAGGGCAGATCCGGACGGTATCAAGCCACTGTGCCACACGATAGTTCCCCAACTTACGAGCCATAACTTTCCTTTTGGCTGCTCATCAGGCCGGAGCCGCCACGCCCCGGCGACCGCCACACGGGCGGTTTCGCTTCAATTACATTACGGTAGGATGCGGCGGAAAAATCTGTGGACCGCCTGCGCTGCCCCCGTCTGCAGCTCCGCATTTCCGGGCCATTTCACTCACCTCTTTTTTTAAGAGCAAAAGCGCCTGACTGAATTTTGTGTCCGACGGCCCTACCTGCCCGACGCCCCCCGTCGCCACTCCGGCTACGCTATCCCCGAAGCCTGCAACGCTGAAAACACAATACGAGGTGTCTTCCGGCAGCCGCGATTCAAGAGCCTGTGCTATTGCCTGTATTATCCGTGCCTTATTCTTATTGCTGGCCATACAGCCCTCCACCTTGCGACAAGCTGCTGCGCAAACGGAAAAGTACCTCTCCCTGCACGGTGCGATAGTTGATCCGTGCGGCCTCCTGCAACGCCACGAGCAAATCTGTATCGCGGTCATCAGAAAACAACTGCTCAACGCCGTACGTGGCCTCTGATTTTACCGCCGCAGGTTTTACCGCCGCAGATTCCATCCGTTCCCGCTTCAGCACCCGCTGATAGCAGGCTCCGCACATGCCGCGCCCCGTAATTGGCTTCTCCTTGTTGCACGCCTTGCAAACGGCTTTCTTCTTCGCCATATCAACCTCCCGGGCAGCAGGGGCTACCCCTTCTAACTGTACCGGAGCCACCTCTTTGCCCCATGCTTTCCAATCCGTGCAGTCCCGGCATTGTCGCGGCCGCACAACGGGGTAGCCCCTCGTGGTCATCTGGGGGGTATCGTTCCGCGATCTGTTGCTCTCGCAGTGCGCCAGTGTAATGCGGGCATGTAGCCGCGTGCAGGGGTAAAGAGGTGCATGTGCCATATGCCGCTCCTACAATGCCGCCATATCCAAGGGCAGAGGCTTGTAAGCGCCATCGCCGGTGCGCTCATACGCGCGGAAATACGCCTTGGTGCCCGTAACGGTCAGCCCGTCGGAGATGGCCTCCATGGCGCGGTGCCAACGGTCATCGTCCATTTTCAAACGCCGCAGGCCCAATATGCGACCGGTATTGATGCGTCCCTCTTTATCCACCTGAAACGCATCATTAACGAGAGCCTGAAGTTTGGTATCGGCCCCTTCGGCCCACTCCCGTATGCATTCGTCAATCAGCGCCTTGGCGGCCTGCAGGCGTTCGTCAAAGGCCAGATGTTCGCTGATCTGCCGCTTCAGCTGATACCTGCCGTCAAAGCTTTGCAGGGTCACGTTGCCTTTCTTGCCACCGATTTTCGCGCCGTACTCATCGGCAGCCATGCTGACAAAAGCCTCAATATCGCCCATAATTTCAGCCTTGAGTGTCCGCAGGGCGGCCTGCATTTCCAAGACTTTACCCACCTTTTCCATCACCAGTTCGTGACGGGCCATATCAATGGGCTTGACCTGCTCAACAGGGATCAGGTGACCTTGTGCATTTTCCATGTAATTTTCGTGGTTCATTGCATGCTCCTATGCGTCTCCCGCTGCCAGCGGCATGCGGGTTTCAAGTCCTTTAACTGCGTCGGAAAGACGTATAATCACGTTCAACTGGCGGGTTACGCCCTCAATATCTCCTCGCTGCAGCAGCACTTTGGCTTCAATGGCGCCGCGTTCCAGCTCCTCGGAAATGAACCCGCGCAGGGATTCAGCCTCTCCGGTCGTGTCTCGGGTAACAATGCTGTTCATGCTTTCCTCCTGTGGGAACATTCCTGACAGGCCCGCCAATGACGTAGTGCTGTCGGGCTTGATGTTGGCATCCGGCCACTGTGGTCTGCGCATTCGTCAGCCGATATTTCTCTGCCCAGATAAGGACATTCAGTGCGCAGAAATGTTTTGATTATCCGTTCTGCCATTTTATCCGTTTTGCCCGGATACTTGCCGGCCAGCAGCAGGCTGACTGAAGTGCGGGACACGCCAAGCTCTCTGGCGATCTGGGCAATGCTCCGGCCGTGCTGTGCGTTACGCAGCAGAGTCATCCAGTGGCTGCTGTTCATTTCCCGTCTCCTGCCTCCAACTCTTTGCGGGTGGGGATGTATACGACCTCACCGGTATTCACATCGGTAACTATGCGGGTCTGCTTGTTAAACGAAGGAGCCTGCGGGCCTGTATAGCGTTCACGCCGCATCCGGTATCGTTGCTGCTGATTTTTGGTTCGCTTTGGCATTGCCAGCAGGTAGCCTGCCAGCCAGAGCGCCCGCACATAATCGCCAAGGTTACGCTCGGCATACCGTTCTGAGCCGTCGCACAACATGGTTTGCAGATCGGAAACACTGAATACCTCCAGCATCTGCATGGCCCGCCATGCCTTGGCCCTCAGGGTTCCGTGTGACCGGCTCTGTGCGTTTCCCGCTCTGGGGCCGGAAAAAAAACGCTGGCCGCTTTTCAGAGCGTACAGGCCCTCGGGGGTTATTTCATGCACCCCCTCAAGAGAATTAACCAAACCACGGCTCTGTAAGCTCTTGCAGGCTCTGCGCACCTGCTCGCGGTTCAGGCCGAAGTGCGTGGCGATCTGCCGCGTCAGCTGCGGACCTGCAGAAAGCAGCGTTAAAATGTCTTTCCCGCGCCACGCCATTTAACGGCCCTCCGCTGCGGCGGTCCGTGAGCCTCCGGAGCGCTTTCTGCCGGGGGCACTTTCCTTAACCATGCGCGGAGCACGCATCTGCCAGTCGTATGAAAGAGGCATGCCGGCAATGTCTGCTATTTCCACCGTGGAAATTTCGTTAACCTTGGCAATGCGTTCAATGGCGGCGATAATGTTCAGCACCTCACGCATTCTGCCGCAGCTGAGCCGGTGCACCTCTGCTATTACGCTCTGGGCCAGCTCCACTTCAGCAAGCTGCCGGCATGCGTGCGATACGTCCGCCAGCGTCGCCGGCTTAAACTCCACAACCTGAGCAATGCGGCTGTTAATCTGTTTGTGTCGGCCAATGTTCTGCTGGATGCGCTCCATCCCGATCAGAACCACAGTCACCTCGGCTCGGTCGGAAAGGTCACGTATTTTTTCCAGCACAGCCGCGTTCTTGTGTAGAGTGAACTCCGCTTCATCGATGACGAGCGGCGCCTGTGTTTCCACGATGTGCTCAAGCAGGCGACCAAAAAGCTGCTGCGCTGTACCGCGCATGTCCACACGCAGCTCCTTTGCCAGCTCGGTGAGGAAGTATTTCGGAGTCCAGTCCACATTAGCCCGCAAAAATACGGCACCATTTTCAATGGCCCAGTGTGAGACAGTATGACTTTTGCCGTAGCCCGGTGCGCCATGCACCAGCATCATTCCGGCTTCTGCCGCGCCTCGCTGTTCCACCGCCGAAATACCGGCAGTAAAGCGGGTATAGTTTTCTGTTTGTACAAACTGTTTCAGCATCAGTTGCTCCTGTTGTTAACGGGGATTTCCGGCGGCAGGCTCTGCCCAGTGCGGCCAGGCGATACCTTCATATTCGTACCGGTCATGGCTGGCGGCGTATTCCGCGCTCTCCACATAGTCCATCAGCCATGGTTCATCATTGGTTTCCCAGCGGTCTTTGTTACGCATCAGCCATTCATAGCGTTCATACGCATGCATAAAGCGCGGTCGCTTTTGCACAACATGCAGGGTAATCGGGGGGTCTTCTGCGGAACATGCAGCTTTGACTGGTTCAGGGCGCTGCAGTGAGTCGGCCAGCAGGTCGATGGTTACTGGATGCTGTGCCTCAGGCAGTGCCAGCGTTGCAGCGGGGTCAATTGCCTGAGCCTTGCGCTCAAGCCGCCTGAGCTGCTGCTGTGCTCTGCGTTCGCGGGCGGCTTCAATACGCGATTGCTGAAAGTAGGGCGTGCTGTTTCCGTCCAGTAGCGCGTCGCATATTTTCCGGCCATCCATCGTCCATATGTAAACCCGTGAAGCATCCCACACATCGTATCGCACCATGACTGCGTCGCCATGGTATGGCGCAAGCTCTTCCGAGTAGTAGGTTCCGCCGTAGAAGGTGACTTCGCCCCTGCGAGTGAAACGCCGCTCCGCGGGCATAAACAGCTCATCCTTCATATCTTCGGGCACGCGCACCGGTTCAAAGCCGTTTTGCACGTGGTGTTCCCAGCACTCGTCAGGCGACATATGTCTCCGGCGGCCTGTTTCATCTGTTATTTTAGGCAGCGCACGGTGCGGTGTGGCGTTATATTCCACAACACGTTCAAGCATCAGCTCCTTAAAGTCTTCCCAGCTGGGCAAAAACGCTGTCTGCACCTTACGCTTCAAGGCTTCTCTGGTGATTTTGTACACCTTCTTCGCTGCGTCCTTGTCCATGTCACTATGCGTGCATGACGGCAGGCGTTTGGCCACAGGCTCGCAGATGGTGCCCACAGCCCGTTCCATCAGCCCTTTGCCCTGCGGGCGACCGGGTAAGGATGCAGCCCGCTCAATACCCAGTCGGGTAAGAATGCCCGTCCCCTCGGTCGACAGTTGCAGATTGTCGTAACCGGGGCCGTTGTCGGCATAAAACATGGCAGGGATGCCACCGAACATGCACGCCATGCGCAACGCATCAAGTACGCTCTGCATGTTTTCAGACATGCTCAGCGAAATACCAACGCACCGCCTCGTGGCGACATCCAGCACCAGGGTAACTTCCGGCTTGAATGGTCGGCCGTTCAGTGGATTGCGCACCTCTGCATCAAAAGTAGTTCCGTCGGCTGTGTAGCAATCTGTGGGCAGCATATGCGTTGTTGAACGCCGCTTGCATGGAGCCATGGAAAGCAGGGCATTGCCCGTTTTCCGGCCCCGTGAAAGCTCCGGCAGTGCCACTTTTTTGGCCCAGCGGCGCACTGCGTCCAGAGAGGGCGCCTTACCGGTCAGCTTGCCGCTTTCATACGCGGCAAGCAGGTCTTTATGAGCCTGCACCATAGATGGCTTTTGCGGTTGCTGAAAAAAGCTCAAAAAAAGCGGTGCCCAGTCCGGTACGGTATAGTCCGGCTGCCGGTGCTTAGGTGCCAGAGCTTCCTCGCCGCCGCGTTCATAATCGCTGCACCACGCATACAGCCTGCGGCGTGAAATGCCGCGCTTTGCCTTACCGTTGCCGGTCTTGTCATTGGCTACGGAAACCAGCTGTTGCAGATGCAAAGCAAGGCTGCCATCTGCCGCTGCGCTGACAAGGCTCTGTATGGCCGCTTCTTTTCCTACAACGCCCATCAGCCGATGAACTTCACGCACAAAGGCCAGTCTGGCAGTTGCGACTTCGCGCTGCCGTTTGCTTAAGCCCGAAAGATTGCCAAGGCGTGAGGCAATGCCCGCCCGGCGCCCGGTTCCGGCAGCATCCGGCACAGCTGGCACTCTGCCGGAATCAGGGTCTTGCATACGCAGCAGGCCGGCAGCTATGGCCCGACGAGTGGCCTTTGGCATAGATTCCACCAGCCACTCGTTGCCACCCCCGCGCCCTTTACGAGGCCGGGACTGCCAGCCTTCGCTTTTGGCACGACGATTTAAAGAGCGGATTTGCTGATTAAGCACTTCTGCTACTTCTTTAGTAGTGTATGCGTCCTTGTACATCGTCATAAATACTCTCGCGTTGTGATTCCGGCCCTGACTGTTAAGAACCATCAACCGTCCAAAACTCCGGGGACTGATGCGAATAGAACGCAACGCCCTCAGCCATTGCGCGGGATAAATCTACAACCATCTTCAACGCTTTGTTATCGTCAGCCTCCAGCGTAACGGGACTGTATTTATACCCCTTGCCGTCGTAGCAGAGGGTACAATGCAATCCCACAACACTTGTCACGGCAGGTATAGGCCCACAACACAGGGGGATTGCGCCATTACCACACTTTGTATCAATCCGGACAATGCCATTGCGGCAAATACTGGCGACTACCTTTTGGGTGCTCATGCCACGCTCCTCTGTTGCAAATCCGCCGGCAAGCTCAGCACATCTGCAGGGCATCCCATCTCCAGCAAGGCTTTCAGAACCTTGCGGTGATTGCGTCTGCCTCTTACCGTTGCCGCAACAGCCTGAGGGCTAACCCCGACCTGTCGTGCAACATCAGTCATTGACAATCCGCGTGCGTCCAGAAATTCTCTGATCCGATACGGCTGACGGTGTATTCCGGCTCCGGTTGCCGCATGTGCATTCCCAATCATCGAATTGACTCCAGTTGTTTTTTACGACGCTGTAACGCTTTGATCTGGTCTTCAACTTCCGCCTGCTCCAGACGCAGCCTCTGCGACTCATCAATCACAGTGCCACCATGCACGGCAGCCTGAACCGCCAAAGGCTCAAGACTGCCAACAACGTCACAAAAGACAGCTAATGCACGATGGCTAGGCATATGTTCAGGGGATGAAGGAGATAACCACTTTGCCAGAATCTGATCTGAAAGCTGCTTGGCGTTTCCACCGGTAAGACGCACGCCCGCCTGCAATGCCAGTGCGTTCATGCGGTCAACAACCTCCTCACGCGAAACCCTGTTGCGGCTACAAAAATGCTTACAGGCTTCGTTCATGGCAGATTTGATTTCCCTGTCTAGCAGGGCAACCCTGTTTGCCACGTTGTCGAAGAGGGAAAGCTGCTTCATTTCTCCGTCCATCAAAGTCACATTTGGCGTCAAAATTTAGTAAAAAATGGGACGTTGACCGTTGCATGGAGCGGCTGTAAACTGAGGTTGAACTTGTATCTCCGTTTATCAACCGCCCATGTCTTCTTTTAGGTCAAAATACTGTCCATATCAAGCAGAAAAATGGGTAAAGGTTTGATTTCTGCCTTGCGTGCTGTTTTTCTAGTCAAAAGAGCTAATTAGTACACAGCGCGCAATTTTGTACAAAGTAAGACTTAATCCGCGGAACATTTACCCATGAAAACGCTAGGTTCAAGAATAAGAGCCGCAAGGGGCGCAACCTCTCAGGATGCCTTCTCCAAGCAACTCAAGATCAGTAAGGGTTCCCTTGGATTTTACGAGCGGGACGAAAATCTGCCCAACACAGATGTGGCACTAAAAATCTGTTCAGAAACTGGAGTCCGCTTAGAGTGGCTTCTGTTAGGGCACGGCCCTATGTATGATCATGAACGAACGGCAATAGAGCATGCACGATCCGGCATTGCGAAAGCTGGTGATCCTCTTTCTTTGGTGAAGCTCAACGAGCCGGCGCCCTTTGATGAAAGGGCACTGAATCGCTGTCCCCAACAACCAAAGGAAGGTGTTGAAACGGTTTGGATTCCTCGTTTGAAGGCTCGTCTCAGTGCGGGGGGCGGCAGCTTTGAAGTGGAAACGGAGTGCAACGGTAAGTTTGCGTTTCGTAAAGACTGGATTCGCACAAAGGGAAATGCGAATGACATGGTGCTGATGGAGGTTTCAGGCGACAGCATGGAGCCGGATATATGCGATGGGGACATGGTATTGATTGATCAGAGTAAGAACCAAGTCATCGCCGGCGGCATATTTGCTGTCGGCGTCGAAGAGACTATCATGGTCAAACAATTAGATATGGAGCCTGGCACTCTCGTCATCCGTTCAAAAAACAAAAGATACCAAGATATAAAAATACCACGCGGGAGCGACCTGGCGGAAAACGTTCGCGTTATAGGTCGCGTTATTTGGTGGTGTCGAGAGGCCCGTTAGAGCCGCACTTAGGTAATAAAAAAAGCAGGTGCCCAAACAGCGCCTGCTTTTTTATTATTCTTAACCAAAGTTGTGCCAAAAGTTGCGCAGCTTTTTCCATTTTTTTATATTTTCTTCACAAATGCCATTGCGCGCGATTCGACACGTCAAATACGACTAATAGTCCGTTTTAGCTAAAGAAAAAGCACACGCAAGCCTCTCTGGCGTATGTGCCAAATTAACTAGCTCCCCACAGGGAACCTTGGGTTTTCTTGTCGAGGTCCCATGAGTGTAAGCTGACACTCTATTTGAGAATTTTGCCATTTCAAAATGGGAAATTCGAGAGTTAAAATTTGGTGCCCCGGTCGGTATTCCGGGGCACCTGTTTTTAGATTGTATTTTTGAGAGGCTCACGGGCCAATGCTGGCTCCCATGTGGCGCATCGTTCATCTTGCCGCATTGTATGCAAGGTGCCATCTCTTACAAGCCGTGTGACGGCCTGGGTGAGAAGGCGCACCCCCATTGGCCCCAGAGAGCGCCGCCACAAGGTCTGTGGGGTATCGTTCGGCAGAACATGGCACCAGTCTTGGCAGACAATGTCTCCGGTATCAACACCA